TTCATATGATAGCGTTGAGATGTTTTGTCTATTGTCGGTAAAAACACATTTTTCTGGTTTGATGATCATGTTCCATCTGTCTTTCAAGTATGGGATTACAAATTCAAAAATTTTCTGTAATTCGTAAATGTTATAGTAAGTGAAGCCTACGTTGTCGTCTCCAAGTACAAACATTTTGATTTGTTTGATTTGATCTTTGTTCAATCCATATTCAAGTAGTGCATCGCAAATTAAATATAAATTGCAATAGCTGTCTAACTGTTGTGTGTTTAGCATTCCTGATGCTATTCCGGCGTGTTGTCGTTTGTAAGCGTATCCTTCTGGTGTAAGAAAAGTCATGTTTCTGAACCATGTATGGTAGAAGCCAAGTAGATTTTTCATCTTAATGTATCGTGAAGATACGTCTGGCTGGACTGATCCTGGTTGTGTTGCATATGTTTCTTGATAATCTTTGTTAACAATGATTAATCTTGGAAGAAATTCTGTAAAATAGGTGTCGCTTATTGAGAAAGGAATCGATTGATCATATCTTGAATAGTCAAGTGTGAAAAACGAATTGTATCCTTGTGCTTGTTTGTCAATTTCCCAGTTTGAGCCTCGTAATGTTTCAAGACTGTGCATGATTGCGCAGTTCTGATCTCTAGCTTGTACTAGTAGTGGAAATGTTAACATTGTTTCAATAATTAGAAAAATGTCATCAACTCCATATACTGGTCTGATTTTAAGTTCTGCATCTCTTTTCGAAATGTGAACTCTGACGTAGAGTGAGGTAGGGCGTGAAAGAAAGAATTGTGATAACTCTCTTCCGATGTATTGCCAAGCTTTCTCATTTTTAGGATAGTGTAATACTTTAAAGGGCGTACCTGTGTGCTTGATGTTATGGATGATTGGCCGTCCTGCTAGAAAAGTATAGTTAATGAAAAAACCTTTGCTTAATGGATAATCCTTATATAGTTCTGGGTGCGAATATTTTGCGTGTGATTTTGCATCAAATGATCGTTTATTGTAATATCCTGTTCCTGTAACAAGTGGTTGTCTACAGTAGATATAATCATTATAGTGAACTGGTCTGTATGGTGTTGGATTAAGGTAGTAGTTTATTAATTCGAGTATGTCATCTAATCTTTCCTTTGTTGATGGTGGACTAGAGATTTGTTCTCTGTTGAAATCTTCAAATACTGCATTTGATGTTGCCATTGGGCGACAATATTCATAAATAACATTTTTGAATTGTGGATATTTCTTAATAACTAAGTTGTAAATTAAAGGGTGAACATCTTCTCCGAGTTTTTCTTCTTCTGTTTGAGCTGTGTCAACCTTTTGTTTATGAAATTTAAATGGTAAGAGTGTAATACCTTTTGCTGGTAGACGATCTTTTCTGAGATTTG